CACACAGGTTTGTTGGTCAAATAACAGTGGGGTGGGCTACACCTCCTGAGAACCTAGAACAGGTCAAATTCATGCTGGAAATTGCCAGTGCAATGCTTACTAAAAGGGGTGGTTGATGCTTACTTTACTTTCGACACTTGGTGGTCTACTGATCTCTGGTCTACCAAAACTGCTTGAACACTTTCAGAACAAAGCTGATCAAAAGCATGAGCTTGCATTGGCTCGTGTACAAACAGAACGGGAGTTGCAATTAGCCGCTGCTGGGTTTGCTGCTCAAGCAAAGGTAGAAGAGATTCGTACCGAACAAGTTGCTATGCAGTCTGAAGCACAGATGACTGAAGCAGCCCTTAAGCATGACGAGAAGGTGCTTGAGAAGGCCAGCAAGTGGGTAGCCAGCTATGTGGGTACTGTTCGCCCTACAGTGACCTACATCTTTGTCTTGGAGTTGGTTGCGATCAATGCTTTCATGGCTTGGTATCTGTACCAACATCCTGGCTTGATTGCCAGCATTGATGATGTCATCAAATACTCTGACCTGATTTTCTCCAGTGATGAGATGTCAATGCTGGGGGGAATTATTGGATTTTGGTTTGGCTCAAGAGGCTGGAGCAAGAAGTGAGGTTAAGCAAAGATGGTCTGGACCTCATGCACAAGTATGAGGGATTTAGAAACAAACCCTACCTTTGCCCAGCAGACATTTGGACCATTGGTTACGGCCATGTCTTGTATCAAGAGCAGATCCGTTTGCCTGTTATCAGACCTGCTGACAATCCCAATGTTTTGCTTCGTAGAAAATATCCACTGAAACCGGAGGACAACCGTGTCTGGTCAAAGCAAGAAATTGATGATCTCTTCAGCAAAGATGTCGCAACTTTTGAACGTGGTGTTTTACGACTTGTTCCCGGCTGTGTTGGCCGTCAAGGCAGCTTTGACGCTCTGGTCAGCTTTGCCTTTAATGCTGGCTTAGGCAACCTCCAACGCTCTACTATCCGTATGAAGGCTAATAGAGGCGATTGGGAGGGTGCTGCCGAGGCTTTTATGGCTTGGACCAAGGGTGGTGGCCGAGTGTTGCCAGGACTCGTTAAACGCCGTGTTGCAGAGAAGACTCTGTTTCTAGCTGAATGAGCAATTCAAGGTAATGGATTGCCTTTCGTAGATCATCCTCACCTCCCTTGTCTTTCCATCTGGTGACGTATTTCACTACGTTACCTTCACAGAAGCCAAGGTTGTTGGCATGGATGTACTCAATCGGCTGGATGCCTTTAGCCCTGTAATGGTCGCCACCAACTTGCTGTTGTAGAGCAGTCATCACGACTCCTTTACAAATACGCCATCAGGACGCAAGAACCCCTTACGGTCCTTGATTTCCTCATACGCACCTTTGTAGCACTGAACCATGTCAATGTCCAAAATAGAACAGATCATGGTCAGCACCACCATACAGTCGCCAACAGCGTCTTTGATCTCTGGCATGTTGCATTCTTCAATGGCAAAGATCAATTCGTCTAGCTCTTCTTGAAGCTTGACCTTAGCTTGTGTATGAGCGTTACCGTTCTGAATGATGCCTCTGGCCTCACCCCATCTGATAACGTCCATCTCAATCATTGAGAAGCTCATTAATCAGTGCCTCCGACCTGCATCACCTCTGGTTCTGCTTCTTGTTCTTTAAACTGCTGAACAAGTTTTTGGTGGAGGGGGTATGCGCCTGTTTCGGTAGGCAGTTGTCCGATTACACGAACGATAAAAGCGGCTTCATTGGGGTCAAGGTTAAATGTCATGGTTTTCTCCAAGGGGGTTATAAGTTGGTTATTGATTTGTTATGGCGTGAGCCTGTCTGTGATGTGAAACGCAAAGCCAAACCACATCAAGTGGCCTTGAGTAATCTGGATGGTGCGCCTCTGCAACTTCGCCACAAACAAAACAAGGTTGTTTTTTTAATTTTCCTGAAGACAAAGCTCGATAAACTTTTGCTTGGGCGTTTTTTCTTTCAGGAAATTTTTTGCGCCACTCGTCTTTTCTAGCTTTATCTACAATTCTTGTCAAAGAATAAACTTTGGCTTTTTGTTTTTTGCATGGCTTGCAATATGTTGAGTAGCCGGACCTTTGCGCTTTATCAGTGCTGAAAAAAATAAAATCTTTTCGCTCTTTACAGCAAGAACATTGTTTCATGTGAATCTCCATGTGAATCTTGAAGTTTGGCAAAACGGTGATTCAATCCGTTCTGTCCCCCGTCGGGTTAGCCAGTTCACATTGTACAAGGGAAGGCCTACTCGCTGCGTCTAGGTGCTACAGGGCTTTCGCCCACTCTCTTACGGCGCGTTGCCTAGCATCCGCTTTCGGCCAAAAACTAGCTAAACCACAGCCAGAAGCCGTGGAGGATTCCTATGGGAAAGAAGATAGCACCTGCCAACAAGAACCCCCACAGCCCATCGCTGAAGCATGTGAAGATGTGGTTGAACCATGCAAATACGCAAGTGATGCCAATAATCAATCCCATAGCAATTCCTTAAAAGTCTAAGTCATCAAAGTCTTGGGCTTTGGCTTTGCTTGTTGGTTGGCTGGATTGTCGTGTCTGTTCTTTAGGACGCACTGACAGACTGATAAAGCCTGTTCCTGCCTTGCTCTGCTTTTTCCATCCAGAGATCCAGTATTCAGTGCCATCAATATTGATGGAGCCACTCATGTCGGGGTGTTTTGGGTCAGTCTTTTTTTCATTGCGAAAAATACTGCCTCTGTTGGTATTGTCAAATTCAGCCATTATTTACCTCTTTGATTTTCTTTAGTGCAGAACGCACGGTGGAAGACATTTGGTTAGCCAACCAGACTCGCTGATCTGGCTCCAATGCCTGTTCGTCAATCATGGCAAGAGCTTCTTTAGCCTTACCCTGGTCAACCAACTCTGTTACTCCTGCTGCCAAGTCAGTCAGGAATTCTTTGATGTCTTCAGGAAGGTCATCACCAATGCCACCACGGGGTGTGACTACTGGAGCATTTCCTTTTTTCTTGACTCCCTCGTCTGTCAATTTTGGAGAAGAGTCCAAGGCATCGTGTTCAACGATTTCAAGCGCTGCAACCCACAAATACCTGCGGAGGTAGGTCTGTACTGCCCCAAGGTTTTGAACCTCGTGACAGCCCTTTAAAGCCGCTGTAGACATGGGTGACCTGATTACCAAACGGTCTTCTGGATTATTGCTGTCAACAATATCCATTTGAGCTTCTTCTTTGCCGAAACTGATGACGGCTGTGATGCCTTGTTCCTTGAAGATCTGCAAGGCAGGGATCAGGAAGTCACCCAACTCAAAGTAGTAGTAGTTGGCAAACTTGTTGTGGCCTGTTTTCTTGAGCTTTGTCTTGTGAAAGTCATCACGAGCAGCATTGAGTTTTTGGTAAATATTCATTTCATTTCCAGTTTGCTGAGTCATATTCGTCTTGGATGATTTGATTTTGTGTCTCGTCATCAAAGTCTTGGAATTCCAAGAAGTGGACTTCATCACAGCACGAGCGTTTGTCGTTACGTGGTTCCATGCAGTAAGGGCAGTACTGTATCCCGTACAGTTCTTCTTTGGCTTGGATCAAGAAGTCTTTCATTGTGTCCTCCCAACTTGTTTAGCCAACAACCACTTGTCACCAAGGAAGCGGATTGATTTGATCCACTGACGGCAGTTATGACGCTGGATGTGTGTTGGGACACCATCAACACAGAACAGTTGACGGACCTTAGTAAGAGCTTGCGTGTTCATTGAGTTCCTTTCGTTAAGCAAGAGCAGTGAATGTACATGCTGCTTTGCAAATAAAACATAGGGGTTTACCCGAGTTGTTTTCTGTTTTTTCTTTGATAGGCTCACCATATGAGCCACCTAGACAACATTGAAGAAGTACTGGCATACGACCTGATCGTCCTTGCCACTGATCGACTGTCCCAACACCTCCAAGAGGAAGATTGGGAGGCAGCTATTGTTGCTGCTTTGATAAGATCTGTTGAGGTTGCAAGTGGCCGCAAAGTCAGACCCATTGAACAAGTTTTTGTAATGAAAGGAAAGAAATGAGATACGACTTCCA